GTTAATTATATCGGTAAAATGATATCTTTAGGTTATTTGTTAATGGAACCTAAAAACCAAAATATTGCGAGCATAACTGCTTTGTTGATGATGGCGCTACCCAATGAAGTTTTGGGAAATCTGTCCACACTTGTGACAGATCTGATACGAGTCTTACAAGACGTCATCCGTAAATTTAAATCATCCGTCGAACAAGTCTTTGTTACACAAATGGACGATGATCGCAGTATTTTCAGTAGTTTTTATTCTGCCACGATTGGTATTTTTCAAGGAATATTTAAAGATATTCCAAGTGAACATTTTAAGAGTATGCGATTAAGTGTAAATAAAATGCAGTTACTTAGCGATTATGTTAAAACTTCAACTAATATAGTTTCTTTTATTGCTAAAATGTTAGAAAAAATGGTTGTTTTTATCGGTGATCGCATTCTTAAGTATTATGGTTATTTACCTAAATTTATTAAGGATGAATCTATTGAGTTATGTGTTACTAAATTTATCTTTATTAAAGATAATGGTTATGATTTATCATGTCGTCAAAATAAAATACATGCAGCTTATGTTATGGATTTGTATAAAGAACTTTTAAAAGTTCAGATGCAATTACAAATTAAAGCTGGTAAATATATTAATTTTGATGGCTGTCGTATTTTACCCTTTTTACATGTTATGGTGTGTACACTGGAGAAGTATATTGCATTTATACCTCCACATGTTAAGGATAAAGTAGATGTTCGTAAATGTAAACCTTATTGGTGTTATATATATGGTGATCCTAGAATAGGAAAATCTGCTGTTTTACAGCCATATATGACAAATGCTTTAGCAAAGGCATTAAAGTTTGTGGACCATTATACAGATCCTGCAGCTTATGTTTTTGCTCGTAATTGCGGTGATAAGTATTGGGAACAATATAATAATCAACCAGTTGTAGCATATAATGATATATTTCAAAATTTTAAGGATGAACAAGCTATGCATACAGCAATTTTAGAATTAACTAATGTGATAGATGATGCTCCGTATCCATTGAATATGGCAGCTTTAGAGTCTAAAGGATGTACTTATTTTACATCTCAAGTAGTTATTTCTAATGCGCAAGCAGATATTGTTGGTCAGAAATTTGTCGAAGATATATGTTGGTCACGTGGCAAACATATACATTGCCGTCGAAATGTTTCGTTAGAGATGAAGTTAAATCCGAAGTATGCAACTGCAGATAAACTTATTGATTTTTCAAAAGTTTTAAAGGAAATACAAGATCCAAATGTTTATTGTTTTCCTGAAAAATTAGTTGGTGATCCAACTGAACCAATGTTTCCTGCAGATATGTATTGGATGTATTTCCATGATGTTCAAACTGGTGCAAAGTTGTTTGAAGAACCTATGATGTTTTTGGAGGCTATTGATTACGTCTGTAAAGATGCAGTAGCCTATCAACAACGTCAATTGGGGTTTAAAAATAAACTTTTTGAACATTTTGAAAAGACATGGAATACACAAATGGATCAACCAAATACTACGACTGACGTTAAAGAAGAGGTCTTTGAACCAGCTGTTAGTGTTTTTGATTTTTCATTTAAAGCATCATTATGTAGTTGTGCTCAGTTTTTTATGGAATTAATAAATGAAGGAGCATTGGCTCATTTGCCAATTGATGCTTATATGCAGGTAATAAATTTGTTTGTTCCTGGAAATCATCATTATTGTATTCGAACAAAGAAAGAAGCTTTGGATGTGTTGG